AATTCGTAAGGCAACTGCTCGTTATGGCTTTGACGGCTTTACGGGGCAGCCTGCGCTAGTAAACCCGCTTAATGGTACTAACATACCTAGCGGCAACTATTTGCGCTTAAATACCCGCTGTTTGGCTGTAACAAATGTTTACTACATTAGCGACGCTAACGCCGTTACTGCTTACGACTCTGAGGACTGGATTGTTAGCCCCGAGCCAATGGGCTTGTATAGCCGTAACATTTTTATAGAGACTGCCCCAACGCTGGTAACAGACGACGGAATTAAGTACATTGTAGAAATAACAGAAGGCTTTAACCCAGTTGGAACTAGTGGAGTAGAGCCAGACACTATTATGCCCATGACTATTAAGCACGCTGCACTTTTATTAATTGCGCAGTACTACGACAATAGGCAGGCTATTGTTACTGGGACTATTCAAAGCGACATGAGTTTTGGATTTCATTACTTACTTGACCCTTATAAAATACAAGTGTTAATCTAATGAACGCGGGCGCAATGGATGTACTGGTGAGCCTACAAAGCTACACCGAAACAATAGACACCAACACTGGCGAGAAGTTACAGACTTGGACTGAATACGCTACCGCATGGGCGCAGCGTGTAGAGGCTGAGGCTGGCTCTGAGAATGTCAACGCTGACAGACGCGAGCATAAACAAATAGTATTTTATACTGTTCGGTATAATACCGACATAAGCGTTAAGCACAGAGTAGTTGAGGCAGGCGTGGCTCATAACATTGTTAACATAGCAAATTTACAGCGTAACCTATATTTGAAATTACAAACTGAAGTTACTCTGTAATGGCTAACGAAAAAAATATAGACGGAATGGCTGGCGTTATTGACGCGCTCGAGGCTATTGGTGTCGACATTAAAAGCCCTAAGTTACAGAAGTTAATAAGGAAAAGCAGCGAGCCAATTATAGCCACTGCTAAAAGTTTAGTGCCAGTTGACTCTGGCGACTTGCGCGACTCTATTGGGTTTATTACAACCAAGGACAGCACAAACTTAGACAAGGCTTTAATAGGCTTGCGTAAAGAATACTATAACAATTACCTCGGCGTCATGTTTGAGTATGGCACTGGCCCGCGTATTCAGTCAAACGGACGCTACACGGGAAGCCTAGCGCCTCGCCCATTCATGAGGCCAGCACTAGACAGAAACGCGGAAAGCGTTACAGACAAAGTTTTAAAAGGCGTAGACGGAATGCTGCGCGACTTAGCAAAGAAAAATAATTTAATATATAAATAACCATGGCAACTACTGGACCAGTAAACGGCACGCTCATTAGCATCTACAAGGATGTAGCGGGCACATTGACTAAAATCGCTAACGCGACTTCTCACAGCATCGACATTAGTAAGGACATGATTGATGTTACTAACAAAGACAGCGCAGGCGCAAAGGAATTTATTGCAGGCGAGTACGGCTACACATTGAATGTAGAGGGAATTTTTGAAAGCGACAGCAGCGTAAGCACTAGCGGACTTTCTTTTAAGGACCTTATTACAGACTTGTTGGCTGGCACTTCTGTAACTGTTGTAATGACAACTAATGTAACTGGCGACGAAAAATTAACGGGTTCTGCTTACTTTAGCAGCCTTTCTTTAAGCGCCCCAAACAACGACAAAGCAACTTTTACTGGAACCTTGCAAGGTACTGGCGCTTTGACTGTTGGCACAGTGTCTTAATTCTTTTACTATATTTGTGCCCATGAGCATAGAAATCAAAATCGGGGGTGCTAGTCACCCCCTTTTGTTTAACATGAATAGCCTCCGCAATGTAATGCAGTTGGCTGGTATGGAAAACTTTGCAGACTTGAACATGCAGAAGGACTTAGCTAAGAGCATGGACTTTGCACTAGCCTGCGCATTCTACGGAATAATTGAGGGCTACGAGGCCAAAGGTGAAAAGACCCCGTTTGCAACTATTCAAAAACTAGGGGCGTCAATTAAAAAGTTTACAGAGTTAGCGCCAGCATTGGACGCGTTTACTGCTGCCGTTACTGACTTCTTTTCTAGCGACGAGCCAGAGGGAAAGTAACAGCCAAGGAGGACAGCGCCCCGCTTACTTGGCGCAAAATAGAGCGCATTAGTTACGGAGAACTTGGACTAAGTGAGTCTGAGTTTTGGAAATGCACGCCGCGTTTTTGGCGTTTAAAACTTGAGGGCATGCGAGCAGCGCAGACTCAACAATACAGAAACCAATGGGAACTCGCCCGCTGGTCCGTTGCTGTGGGTATGTCGCCACACCTAAAGAAACCTATTGAGCCCAAACGCTTGTTAACTTTTCCTTGGGAGGAGTCGGACTATATTAGTATAGAGGAGGCAGTTAAGTTATATTCGCATGTCTTTGCCAAGTTAACCCCAGACGCCAAAGCATGAGCGCCCCTATAAAAATAGCCTATAACATACTGAGCAACTACGCAGGGCTTACCGCCTTAGTGAGTACACGCTTAAACCCTTTGCGCATTCCTCAAGAGTCCGCATTCCCTGCAATTAGTTACAACCTTGTTAGCGTTATTACTAGCCCTACGAATACAAGCCACAGCCGTACAGACTTTGCTCGTGTGCAAGTTAATAGTTTTGGCACTACATTCGCTAGCGCTACGGCAGTAGCTGAGCAAGTTAGGGCGGCGTTTGAGGCTGCTACTTTGCCTAGCACTTTTAACGGCGTTAAATGCCAGACAATAGAACTAGACAGCGAAGTACAACTAACAGACGACGAGGCAGGCTTTGCAGGTATTTACCAAGTTTCTCAAGACTTTATAATTAATTATATTAGGTAATGGCACGCTCGTTAAACATTGTTATTGGCGCGGACATAGAAAAACTCCGCAAAGGTTTGCAGGACGCCATTACTGCTATACAGTCTAGCGGTAATAAAATGAGTGCTGAGACTGCTAAGGCAGCCAGTTCCATAGAAAACAGACTAGCGGAAATTTCAAAAAAGAACCCGACAAACGCAACCGTAAGGCAGTTAACCAACTTGGCTATGGAGGCCAGAGCGTTAGGGCCAGAGTTTGCTAAGACTGCTGAAGACATTATAGTAGCAGCGGGTAAAATTAAAGACAGTCTAGGCGACGCCCGCGCTGAGGTTAGTTACTTTGCTAGTGACACTCGCAGACTGGACGCCGCCCTAGGTGGAGTCGAGGCAGTGGCTGGCGCATTCGGTGCAGTTGAAGGGGCGCTAGCATTAACTGGTTTTGAGAGCGAGGACTTACAAAAAACCATGGTTAAACTCCAAGGCGCAATAGCCTTAGTAAATGGAGTACAAGCCATTCAAAACGCACTACAAGCAGAAAGCGCGGTGCGTATGGGTATAACCACAGCAGCAACTAAATTATACACAATAGCAACGGGCGGGGCAACTGGGGCGACACTAGCCTTTAGGACTGCTTTAATGAGCATAGGCATAGGCGTATTAATTGCAGGTATAGGCGCACTAGTTGCAAACTTTGACAAACTTAAGGACGCTATATTTCCAGCGGACGCCGCGCTTAAAAATCTAAATAGAACAATAGACGCGAGCATAGCCAAGCAACAAAACGAAGTTAAAATACTTGAGGCCAAGGGTGACAAGTTGGGAGTCTTTGCTAAAAATGAGCAAATACTAAACGAGACACTAAAAAAGGCGCGCGCTAATTTTGGCCAAAACAATAAGGAAAACTGGGGCAAAATAATTGACGACACTAAAACGGCGTTAAGTGTTTTAAAAATTGAGCGCAGCAATTATTTAGCAGACGAGAAGGCTAAGGAGACAGAGGCAGCCGCTGAGGTATTAAAGAACCAGCAGGAGGCTTATAATAAAAGACTGGCTAAGCAGCGTAAGTTTAACGAAGACCAAGCCAAAATAGAACGCGAGGGAAAAGAAAGGGCGCTAAGTTATTACGACATAGACAGAAGCGGAATAACAAAACCAACGCCTAAACTAAACCCTAAAGCAATTAGCGGGCCTATTCAGTCAACTACTAAGGCAATGACTGACGCCGAGCGAGAGCAGCGCGCTAGTGAATTAAGACAACTTATTAACGCAGAAGAGTTTCAAGAGAGAATGGCTACCGCTATGGAGGGAGTTAACCAAGCGTTTAATAACCTTACGGCAGAGGGCCTCGAAAGTTTTGGGGAATTAATAGGCGGGCTTATGACTGGGCAAATTGACAGCGTCGACCAGTTCGGTAAAGCCATGCTGCAAAGTGTTGCTAAATTTATGCGGGCCTTTGGTAGCGCATTGGTTGCAACTGCCACAGCGTCTAAAGCGTTTAAAGAGTTAATACTTAAAAACCCATTAGCGGCAGCTGCTGCGGGTGTTGCGCTTATTGCAGGCTCTGCCATTATTACGGGCATGCTAAACAAAGGGCCACAGCCTACCGCATTCGCTGAGGGTGGTATAGTTAGCGGTCCAACTTTGGGACTGGTAGGGGAATACCCTAACGCCAGAACAAACCCAGAAGTTATAGCGCCTCTAGACAAATTAAAAGGAATGCTAAAAACAAACGAGCAGAGCGGTTATATTGCAAGCACTAGCATTAACGGCAGGGACTTGGCAATAGTTTTAGAACGGTATAATAAAGACAGCAGACGCGGCTAATGGCACGGAAATACTACGGCTCGTTTTTGAGCATTGAAAATATTGAGTACAGAGTTGAACTATGGGACGGGGCTACTGGCTCAAGTGCTAACAACTTTGCTAGCCGTTATGCTACCAGAGTAACAGCAGCAGGAGGCTACCAAGAGGGCAGCGCTTGCTTAATTGAAAAGTTACTAGAATTAGAAGACGCCACAGAATTAACCCTAGCAGGCAACGGCTTTACAGTTGAGCGCCAAGGCGAGGGAGACACTTATTACGAGAACTATGTAAGGCCTAGCCGTATTACAACCAGTTGGGCTATGCCTAGCGACACGGTGCGTAATGCGTTTATAGCAATAGCAAACAGCGAAGAGAACCGCTATGCACTTGTAGTATACAGAGCAGACGCCCTTTACTATGTGGGCCGCGTAGTTGCTGACCAAGCAAACTACCTACGCGAGAGCATAGACGGCGCGCCAGTGTTTGACTTGACCGCTGTGGACTCGCTTAACTTGCTCGAGGGTTTCTATGTTAACCCCGACTGGTTTACAGACTCCTTGGCTACTGGCTTGGACATTATACGCAAGTCACTAGAATACTGTGGGCTGGACGACTACTGGACTGCATTAGGAGAAAGCACCTACTTGCGCGACGGTGTTACTATGTACGACACTGCGCAGGCTTCTTACAAGGGGCTTGCTAACACTAAGTTTAACCTGCTTAGTTTTTACCAGAGTTTTGACCCATTCTCTGACGTCCAATTTATTGACACTACCGACCCCTTCGAGGCCACAACAGACATAGACTTACTAACTTGCAAGCAAGCCATAGAGCAAATACTTAGCATTTATGGCAGCCGCATGACATTGGAAAGCGGGGCGTTTTGGATTTTACCAGACGACGCTTATAACAGCGTTAACCTTACTA